AATGTTTACAAGCCTGTCACCGCACCAATTACAAGTATTCAAGATCGTTTAAATGTCTATGCCATAGGCGACCACCACTTAGGTATGTACAGTTATAAAACTGAGACTGGTCATAACTATGATGTGAACATAGCAGAAAACCTACTGGAGCAAAGTTTTGAATCCCTGATTAAAAGATCGCCCAATGCTGAATCTGGATTGTTCTTAAACATGGGTGATTTTTTGCATACCGATTCTGTTTCTGGACTAACGACCGCAGGAACGCCACAAGATACCGATGGCAGGTATGGCAGGACTATCGAGCATGCGGCTAAACTCATGCATAGAATGATAACGCGATTACTTGAAAAACACGCCCATGTTTACGTGATAAACGTGCAGGGTAATCATGATAAAAACGCTTCCCTGTTTATGAATCAAATTATGACGGCTTACTTTCACAATGAGCCACGAATAACTGTTCTCTGTAACCAAAAGAAATTCATCCCGTTCGTATGGGGCAAGACTTTTATATTGACGCATCATGGCGACGGTATCAACGCACAAAAGATGTACGAAGTAGCGACCAGAGATTACCGCAAAGAATGGGGCGAATGTCCGTTTGTCTATGGTTACACTGCACACTTGCATCATAAGACGGTAGAAGAACGTGGCGGCATGATAATGGAGCAATGGGGCGTATTATGTGCTACGGATGCTTACCATGCAGGAAAAGGCTACGGAGCAGGGCGAACAATGACATGCGTAACGCATCATAAAGAATATGGGGAGCTAGAACGGCAAACTTTCAAGGCTGAAATGGCAGGATACTAGAAGGAAAGTAACAGGCATAAAAAAGCCCCAGTGATGGGGCAAATGGCAGGGATTTAGAATGTATACTCGTCTGCGATCTTTTCGGGTGGCTCCCAACGTACCGGAATAACCACCCTTTTGCTTTGAACTCTTTTGCGATAATACTCTCTTTGTTCTGGGCTTAGTTTGTAATGTACAACCTTTTCACCTTTGCACTTTCTACAGTTTACTGTCTCCATGTGAATGCTCATCATTTTGCGATGGGTAATAGTGCCAACGCCTAAACAGTTGGGGCATGTTTCTGTATACATTATAAATCCTCTAAACGTTTTTTTAGTTTGAAAATTCTAGGGTATAACTCGTTCGCCTCTTCTATCGCGCATGAAAGGCAACCTCTCGCGGCATACATATCAGCAAGTTCACTGGAATCATCAATATCTGATTTTATAGTCCCGTCGAAATCTAAAGTAAACTGTAAATCGTCGTTTGAGAAAATCGGGTATGTTGATCCGTCCGTTAATTTGTTGCCGCCTGAATAGATAACATCTAAGTTCCGACCGGCTTTTAAACCAAACATTAATATTTGTAATTTTTCCCTAGTGTTAATTTTCATTACAACGCCCCCAAAAAGTGAACAATAACGCAAACAGCCAGACCACACGTAAATGCCATGAATTTATCCATGTCTCGGTTTTTCCGTTGCTCTTTTTGAAATTGTTTGTGTGCTAGGTATCGAGCCGCTCGATTCTCTGCGGCTATTCTGCTGTTACTGATTCTCATTGTGTCACCTCCATGGAACTATAAAATAATATTGCTTGTAATGCCGTATCGTCTGACAAACAAACAGCTTTAGGAAACATTCCATCATCATCTAAACTGGAACTTAGAGCCAAACTATCCATAGTGTAAACACCATTGACCATATTGTCGCAAATATGAGACGCGATTGCATAACGCCCACTGACAAAATCTAACCAACCAAGCTCCGATTCTGTTAGCTTGTATTGTTCGCCATCTTCCAGTTGATAATGAAAGTTCTCAAAATCACCATCTTGTTTTTTTAGACTTTCGCTAGTATGTATCATACTGTCACCTCATTAATGTTTTTCATGTCTGTATTACCTCTCTGTTGGTTAGTGTTTCTCTGTTTGTGTGCTAACCATTCTATAGATACTTTACGTTGTGTCAATACTGAATGTTCATTAAAACTAAGATTAATAGAACTTAATAGCATATATAAGGGGTAATAACTGCTAATAACTGTCATTTAAGGTATAATTGGTTAAATAATGATCAGATTGGTTATATTTTGATCAATTTAATCAAAGGGTTAAAACAATTAAATAGGAGTAGACAAAGAATATGGCTAAAGCTGGGAGGCCCAAAGGTAGTGGAAACAAGCCGTTAAAGAGGCTATTAGCAGATCGTATCGAGGCTAAATACGGAGACTTCAACCCTGTACTGTCAATGCTTGACGATGCCCTAAAGCTAAAGGCACTAAGCGACGCACCAGAGGCAGAGGCCAAAGACCATACAATAAGCATTGAAGCAATGGATAAGGTGGCGCGCTACATCACTCCAACACTCAAAGCTACTGAGATAAGCACAGGCGATGGTGGGATCACAGTGACGCGTCAAGTCAAGCGCTATGATTCCGGTGCTAATGATAAGGCTGAGTAGCTACTACTGTGTGTAACCTGTGGATAAACGTGTGTGTAATGTGTGGATAAGCAGGTACCCCCCTCCGAAGGCGCGAGTTATGTATGTATATATGTCCCTCACGAAAAAAAATTAAATGATTTTACAGTTACCCGATCCTAAGCAAGCCATTAGAGATGCCCTAGAAGCTCATATAAGCTCGTCTAAGGACTTTATTCTTATTTCTGTAGCCGATGTAGGGGTAGAGATAGGAAGTACCCTTACAAGCGAACAGGAGGTCTTTTACTTAGAATTGGCAAAAACACTTGTAATGAGAGATTGGTTAGGAGAAGATGGGGAATGATTAGTTTAAATACAGATGAAGTAGTAAGTGATTCCGATTACGAATTAATAGAAGCCTTTTGTTTAGCTTTAATTGATAAGGATTTGTATTCGATGAATGAAGTCTTATATCTTGTTAACGAGAAGATGTCTGTAGAGTGTTCCTGCTTAGAAGAGGATTGTATTTGTGGCAAATGGTAAGAATTTGATTCATAAGTTAGACAAAGAGACTCGTAATAGACATTTTCCTGAGTCTAATGGTGGTAAGGGTAGTCATGCTAGAAAGTCTACAGTAGAGAGTAGAACAGTATACAAGTCTAATTACGATGCTATTGATTGGTCGTATTCGCCATCTTCCTCCGGTAAGAGTTATATAAAATCAGGTAATTAAGTCAGGTAATTAAATGCAGATTGAATACAACTTAATGGCCCAAGGCCAAGTTCTTCAGGATTTTAACGATTGTAGAGAAAGAAACTCTTTCATCATGGGGCCGTTAGGTTCTGGTAAGACTGTTCAGTGTATTCTAAAATTGTTTGACCTGATGTGTGAGCAAGAGCCTGTCCAAGATAAACAACATAAGAACTATGGTGTTCGCTTATCTCGTATTATTGCCGCTCGTAATACTTATTCCGAACTGTTCTCTACGACAATTAAAGATTGGTTGGAGATACATGGAGAGTTAGGTGATTTCAAACAAGGTAACAAAGAGCCTCCTACGCACTTTATCCGCTTTAAACTAGAAGATGGTACTAGGGTAGAGTGTGACATTATCTTCATTGCTTTTGACCGTCCTGAACACGTTAAAAAAGCGCGTGGTATCCAGACTACATGGGTATGGTTAAACGAAACTAAAGAACATTCTAAAGCTGTCCTTGATATGCTTGATCTACGTCATGGTCGCTATCCGTCTAACAAGGAAGGTGCGCGTCCTACACATCATGGAATAATAGGCGATAGTAATGCTCCTGATGAAGACCATTGGTATTTTAAACTAGCAGAGATAGAGCGTCCTGAAGATTGGGCTTTCTATCGTCAAGCTGGTGGTGTGATTAAAGACGGTGAGAACTGGATAGTAAACGAAAAAGCTGAGAATCTTTTTAATCTACCTGAAGGTTATTATCGTAGGGGCTTACAAGGAAAGACTGATGATTGGATTAAGGTTAATCTAGCGAATGAATACGGATTTGTATCTAACGGTAAACCTGTCCATCCCATGTATACTGATTCTGTCCACTGTCAACACTTGGAATTTAAACCTGCTACTGACACTCCTATTGTGCTTGGCTTTGACTTTGGACGAACCCCTGCGTGTGCCTTCCTACAACGTACCTCGATTGGACGTTGGGTATGCTTTGATGAAGTAGTATTAACTGACTCTGGTGCTGTTGACTTTGCGCCTAGTTTAAAAAGATACATTGAAGAGATGTACCCTAACCACCATTTTAAAGGATGGGGAGATCCGTCTGGTAACAACAAGAACCAATCTAACTCTGAGACTCCATTCCAAATTATGCGAGCCGCTGGCATTCCTTGTCAACCTACAGTGTCTAACGATCCTATGAAACGTAGGGCCGCCTTAGAAGTCCCTATGAAAGAAATGTGTATGGACGGTAAGCCTAGATTTATTGTCCTGCCTAAAGCCTCTATGATCCGCAAAGGTCTACAGGGTGGCTTCTGTTATCGTCGTGTACAGACTACAGGCGAAAGATACACTGATGAACCAGATAAGAATGAATACTCTCACCCAGTAGAAGCCCTAGAATATGCTTTACAGGGAGAAGGAGAAGGTCGTTCTGCATTAGCTCGCGCTGGTGGGTTTGATAAGACTCACACTGCAAAGATAAAAGTTAATGTCTTCTAAAACACCTACTAAAGTCTATGTTGTCTTTGAGGATGATGAAAACAGGTGGTGGTCTTTTTTCTTAAAAAAGGGAATTAGACACTGTTATTTGATAAAACCTACACCAAATGACTACATTGTGTACGGAAAAAGTGCAAAAGGGTTTGATTTGTTTACGGTTAAAGACGAAAAGAGTATAATCGACGACATATATGCGATAAAAAGTTATATTCCTAAAGAATGTAAACGGTC